GATGAGTCAGACGTTATTAACATAAAGGCGTCCAGCGATATATTTTTAGGAATTGAAGAGAAAACGTATACAGATCCCTTCATGTCAAAGCCAGAGGATGTTAAAAAGCTTTCTGGACTAAGTACAAATTTTAGAAAAAAGTTAGCTAGAACAGATTTTACAAAAGTTTTACAGGGTCAAGGGGCTGCTACAACTCAAATTGTAGAGCCATTTATGATTACTGGCTATAGCATACTTGATGTTGTTCAGCCACCATATAACCAAGACTACTTGGCAAAAATTTATGAAATATCTTCACCACACTACGCAGCAGTAAATGCAAAGGTGGCCAACATAGTTGGACTAGGATATGACTTTGTAGAAAGTGAAGCAACAAAAGAAAGACTAGCTGACATTGATGATGAAAAGCAGTTGGAAAGAGCACGTAGAAAGCTAGAAAGAATTAAGATTCAAATAAATTCTTGGTTAGAGGCGTGTAACGAAGAAGAAACATTTGTAGAAACTCTTTCTCGTGTTTGGAAAGACTACGAGGTTACTGGAAACGGGTACCTTGAAATTGGTCGCAAAAACACTGGTGAAATAGGCTATATTGGACACGTCCCAGCTGCCTCTGTTCGTGTACGTAGATTGCGTGATGGATTTGTTCAGATCATAGGAAATCAATCCGTATTTTTTAGAAACTATGGAGATACACAAACAGTAAATCCAGTTACAGCAGATGCTAGACCAAATGAAATAATTCATTTTAAAAACTATACTCCAACAAATAATTATTATGGAGTTCCAGATATTATTGCTTCTAAAAATGCAATGGCTGGTAACGAGTTTGCCGCTAGATTTAACCTAGATTATTTTGAAAATAAAGCGGTACCAAGATATATCATTACTGTTAAGGGAGCAAAGCTTTCTAACGATGCAGAAAGAAAGCTTTTAGAGTTCTTCCAAACAGGCTTAAAGGGCAAGAATCACAGATCCTTGTATATACCTCTACCAGCAGACAGTCAAGATTCTAAGGTTGAATTTAAGATGGAGGCAGTAGAAAATGGAATTCAGGACGGATCATTTAATACCTATAGAGTATCAAATAGAGATGAAATCCTGATATCCCATAGAGTTCCTATTAACAAGGTTGGAACTCCCACAGGAGTATCTTTAGCAAATGCTAGAGATGCTGATAAGACATTTAAAGAGCAAGTATGTCGTCCAGCTCAAAGAAACATAGAAAAGAAGCTTGGAAAAATTATTGCTGAAAAGACAGACATTTTTATGATTAAATTCAACGAATTGACTTTAACGGATGAAGATACCCAGTCTAAGATAGACGAAAGATACTTAAGAATGCAGGTATTAGTTCCAAACGAAATTCGTGCTAGAATGGGCTTACAGGGCATTCCTGGTGGAGACGATGTAGTTGTTTTGAACGCTAAGGCAGCTGCTGAGCAAAATACTCAGGCTTCTGGAAACAGGTCTAGAGACAGGGAAAGGCAAGGAAACCAGCCAGATTTATCTGGAGAAGGTCGAAATGAACAAGGCGCTGGACGCCAAGTTCAATAGACTAATATTTGCTTTTTAATCTACTAAGAGATATTATTTATACACCATGGAAATTTCTAAAGCCAATTGGACCATGAGCGGTAACAACATTAAACTTAATGTGCCGTTCTCAAAGGTCGATACTAAAAAAAGAACCGTATCGGGATTTGCAACGCTAGACAATCTTGACTCACACGGAGACATTGTTTCTGCCGCAGCAAGCGTAAATGCGTTTAAGCGCTTTAGAGGAAATTTAAGAGAGATGCATCAACCAATTGCGGTTGGTAAAGTTGTATCATTTGAACCAAAATCATTTTATAACCCAGATGAAAAGAAAGTTCATCAGGGAGTTTATGTAACATCATATATTTCAAAGGGTGCGCCAGATACTTGGGAAAAAGTTTTGGATGGCACTCTTTCTGGTTTTTCTATTGGCGGATCAATAAAAGACTCAGAGATTGAAGTTAGAAAATCTGAAGACGGAGATGAAGAAACAGTCCGTGTAATTAAGGACTATGATTTAGTAGAACTTTCCCTTGTAGACAATCCTGCCAACCAATTGGCAAATGTTTTTTCTATTGAAAAAATGAATGGTAAGACTGTCGTTAAGGGAATTGCGGTTGATGTAACCCCAGAAAATATTTTCTGGTGCAAAACAGATTCTATTGCAGTTACATCAGAAGAAGATTCTTGCACTTGCGATAACTGCGGATGCAAGATGGAAAATATTGGGTGGGTAGAAAGTAATGAAGTTAATAAGTCTGAATCAATTAGAAGTATTGTTGATTCATATTTAAAAAAGAATTCTGATGGTGAAGAACTTTCAGATGAACGTCGTGAATCTAGCGGCGACGTTGTTAACACAGCCAACGAAGGAGGCACTCAAATGGAAGATGCAGAAGTTAAAGAAGTAATTGAAGATGCAGCTCCAGCAGAGGCAGTAGCAGAAGTTACAGAAACAGCAGAAGCTGTTGCTGAAGCAACTGCAGAGGCTCCAGAGGCGAACGCAGAAGAAGCTGTTGTTGAAAAAGCAGCAGATGTTCAGGAAGTCGCCGTTGAAGACCTTGATATTGTTTCAAAGATTGACGAGCTAAAAGCATTCTTTACCGATTCATTCGCAAAGACTGTAGAGGCAAACTCAGCAGGACTTGATAATCTACGCACAGGCGTAGACGCACTTGTTAAGGCAACAGAGGATAAGGTTGCAGAACTTAACAACAAAGTAAACGAGATTTCTGAAGTGATTAATTCTCTTAAGGAGAATGCATCTCTAACAGAAAAAAGAATTGATGCAGTTGAAGCAGATACTGCAATCAAGAAGTCAGTAGACCTTGGCGGGTCTAAGGACGAACAACCCATTAATCAGAGCAAGTGGGGCGGCACATTCCTCGGTGTACGCAATGTACTCTAACAGACCTAACTAAAAGAGAGAGGTGAAACAAGAAAAATGAGCAATGAGCTATTAGAAAAAGCTATTGTAACCAGCCAAACTGGTGCAGGTAAGCTCGGAACTTCAGCTGATGATGCAGCTCGTGGTGGCCTTTTAAAGCCAGAACAAGCTAATCGCTTCATCGACTACATGTTCGATGCTACCGTTGTAACAAAGGTTGCCAGAACCATTCGCATGCGTTCTGACATCCAAGAGATCGATAAGATCGGCGTTGGCGAAAGAATTCTAAAGGTAGCTACTGAAGCTGATGCAACATTCAGCAATCAGGCAGTTGTCTTCGCAAAGATTTCGCTCGCAACTAAGAAACTACGTCTAGATTGGGAACTCTCTTCAGAGTCTCTAGAGGACGGCATCGAGGGCGCAGACCTTGAGGACCACATCGCAAGAATGATGGCTAATCAAGTAGGAAATGACGTTGAGGATCTAATCCTTAATGGAGATTCCGCATCCTCAGATACCCTTCTTAAGGCATTTGATGGTGTTCGCAAGCTAGCAACCACTCATGGACATGTTGTTGATGCAGCAGGTTCAACAGTTTCCAAGGGCGTATTCAATGACGCACTTAAGAAAATGCCACGTCGCTACAAGCAACGTCGCAACCAACTACGCTTCCTTTCTGGAAGCAATCTTGTACAGGATTACTTGTACAGCTTGACTTCAATCCCAGGAACTCCAGAAGATATCGCTTCTGGCATCGTTCGTGGTGATGTCGTAGCAAACAATGGAGCTCCAGGAGGAGTTATTCCATTCGCATTCGGAATTCCAGTCGTAGAGGTTCCTCTACTTGATGAGAATCAAACTGGTTCCTATTCAGGTGCTTCAGGACAGCATGGTGATCTACACCTAACATTCCCTGATAACGTAATCGTCGGTATCAAGCGTGATATCGTCGTTCACCGTGAATTCAAGCCAAAGAAGGATACAACAGAATATACTCTGTTCCTTCGTGTTGGTACAGCAATCGAAAACCCAGATGCATTCGTTGTCGTTAAGAACGTCAAGGTTGCAGCAGGTTACGATGCACGTAGCACAGCAGCAGTTACTGGCGGAAGCTATACAAATCTTCCAGCAGCACGTCCATAATTTAATTACGGACATTTTTGGAGGGGGGTCTCAAAAGGACCCCCTTCCTCTTTTAGTGGCTAAAATGCTATAATTGAACTAAACGAACGGAGATATAATGTCATTACAATCATTAAAAGTATCTGAATTAAAAAATGTAGCAGAAGAATATGGCGTAGATTTAGAGGGCGCAAAGAACAAGCAAGAGATATTAGCAATATTAGCTGAGGAAGGCGTAACAGACGAATTGCTGGATAACCTGGCTAAGGTGGAAAAAGAAGAGCTTAAGCCTTTAAAAAGTACTCAGGTTATGATGGATAACTACGATGGAGAGATCGCCTTGGTAAAGATGGAGCGGCAGAACAAAAGCTACGAAACGCATGGATTTGAATTTACTCAGGCAGACCCATTTGTTTCAATGCCAATGTCAGTAGCGGTAGAAATATTTAAGCATGAAGAAGGTTTTAGACTGGCAACGCCAGTAGAGGTAAAAGAGTTTTACTCATAGGAGATAGATTATGCCAGAGATATATAGTGGTACAAATGGTCCAATTAACTTTAAGACCTATTACAATGGGGTTGCGGTTGATCCAGTATCAGCACCAGCTGTAACAATATTCTACGAAGATCAAACAACTGGCACTACTCTTACTCCAAACAATGTTGATGTAGACGAAGGCAGCTGGTTTGTTTTTGTACCAATTTCAGCAACTACCCAATATCAATATTTTAAGATAAAGATCGAATATACCATAAATGGTACAAGTTTTGTAGACTATAAAAACTATGTTGTTACAAGACCATATGCCACTGTGGCTGAAATTGTAGAGGCCTCTGGATTTGGAACCGATGTTTCTGATAAGAATTACAGGTCTTATGATGAATTGATGGCGGCAGAAAGATATGCCAGATATAAGATTAATGCTTACACAGGACAAAAGTTTGACTATGTATCTAAGAAAGTTGATGTTATTGGAGATGGAACAGACGTACTGTTAATGCCAGAGAGAATAGAGTTTATAAACAAAATTTGGGAAAATGATGTTTTGATTTATGACGCATCTGTTTCAAGCAACCAGTATCTGTTTGATATTAGTAGAACTAACTATGCGGTAAGATTACTAAAAGATCCAGGCTTAGATGTTTTTGAAAGCTACCCATATCAAGAAGATATGCCAGAGCCAGCCTTCTTTACAAAAGGTTTTAGATATACCGTAGAGGGGTTCTTTGGCTGGAAACTTGTTCCTTCTGAAGTATATGATTCAGCAATTAGATTAGCAAATGACTTCTTCTACCAGGATTCAACCTGGAAAGAAAAGTATGTAAAGAGAATGCAGACAGGAGACTGGAACGTAGAGATATCACCTCAAGCTTTTACTGGAACTGGAAATTCAATGGTAGACAGAATTCTAGAACCATATATTGCTAATCGTATGGTGGTTATTTAATGAAGTCTTTAATTAAGTCTGCCATGTACATGAAAATGGATGTATATGAGCAGGTATATACTCAGGATGAAGCTACAAATGCAATAATTAAAAGGTGGCTTTATATAAAAACAGTTAATTGTTTAGCCAGAGGATATATTTCTGATAGCGCAAAAGGCCAAGGAAGCGGCGAAAAAGTTGGCGAGAGATATCAAAATGTTGATTATTTAACTATAGAAACAGATGAAAAAATAACTAAGTCTCAAAAGATTACTAATATTAGAAATCAAGAAGACGAGGTTATATGGTTTGATCTTGTTGGAAATAACTATGACTCTCCAACTACATTTGATGTGGTCGGAGCCATACCAGTACTAGATCCTTTTGGTGCTGTCTTGTCCTACAACATTTCTGTAAAAAGATCAGAGGTTCAAAACTTCGATGAATATAATTCGTAATATTAAGTCTGCAGAAAAGTTAATGTCTGCTGGAAGAAGTAAAGGAACTTTAATAGATGATATGGGTTCTATATCACGTGCTGCAGCAAGTATATATTATCAAGCCGCTGCAATAGACTATTTAATTAATTCTGAAAGAACTCAGTCTGGAGTAAGACAAAGAATATTTGGCCAGATAAATAAAGATTTTGGAAATTATGTTGACATGCAGGCAAGGTCATATACTTCTAGATTGCATCATGTTTATGAATGGAAAAGACCAGGAGATCCAGCATCAAGATTGTGGAAGCTAAATGCTAAATATGGAGAAGGGTATAACATGTCAATATCTTACTCATTTAAACAATCTAGGGTTGCTGTTCCAAATGATAATTCTTCTTTAAAAAAATATGTATTTCATGAAAAAGCAAGAATTATGGAATTTAGAATTCCAGTAACAATAAAGCCAAGAACTGCAAGAGGCAGATTGGCATTTAGAAATTCTGATAACAAGCTTATAGTTTTGCCAGAAGGTAGATCTGTAAATGTAAAAATGCCTGGTGGAAGAAATGCATTTCAAGGATTTGCAAGAACACATGAAAGATTTTTTAAGGGGCCCATGCTTATGGAAAGTATAGATAGGTCTGGAGTACAAAAAGCAATGTCTCGTGCTTCTAAATCTGTTACAAAAGTTCCTACAACAATATCTTCAAAAATTATGTTTACATCAATTAATCCATCTTCAGTAAGAAGAATGGCAAAAAGTAAAGCGGAATCAGAGGGAGCTAGAATATAATGGCAGACTATTCACTAAGCGCATCTAAGATAATAGTAGATTATTTATGGCAAAAACTACAGGACGAAAACATCCTTGACGCAGATGATTATGCTTTGGATATTTTAAATGGTCCAGCAAGCGGAGTTATTCCAATAGTTCCATCTCAACAGGATATGTTAAATTATGAGGCTCTAGATGGAAAAACACATATAGTATATGACTGGGTTGCAGATGGATATGAAGAAAACTGGTTGATCTGTAGGGATTCTATAATGTTTACTACATACTCAAAGTCTCCAGTAGAAATTCTTAAGATACAGAATCTTATATTAGACCTATTTAGAAGAATGGATGATTCGGCAAGAGACATAAATGCCACTCTAGCCTCAAACTCCCCATTTATCTTTTACACAATCAGCCTTGCAGACATGCTGTCCCCAGAGCCACAGAGAGAAAAATCTGGCTGGTTTGCTGCTCAGGCAGTCATAAGGTATAAGTATGGCAGGCAAGTAAATGCCTCCACGGGAAGGTTTGCCTAGGCTTTGCTTCATAAGCATTTTACTAGTATGATAATGGTACGAGGAATTGTTAGCCTAGCCAGCTAAAGATTAAAAAATTATTTTAACCGCTAAGACGGAGGTGTAATAAAAGTGGCAAATGTAAATAATATTATCGTTGGTGCAGCCGAAGTATGGATGTCAGCCAAAGATTCAGTAGCAGCAGCAGCAACATGGCCAGACTATGCTCTGCCAGATTTCACAGCAAATCAGTCAGCAAGAGGTCCATTAGATGCGGATACAACAAATTGGAGAAACGTAGGTTTTACGTCTGAAGGAGTCGAGGTTGCTTATACTCCAGATTACGGCGATATTCAAGTAGACCAGTTGCTAGATACAGCTAAGCTATTTAAGCAAGCTATGACCGTTTCTGTAAACACAATGCTTGCAGAAGCAACACTAGAGAATCTTTTGGTAGCATTTGGACAGCCAACATCAACAAAGGACGCAACAGCACACGGAGCAGGATTAAATCCTGTAGCAGATTATACTAAGGGTGCTCAGGGAGAAACTCTAGGACTTGAAGCAGGAGCTTTGGGTTCTGAGCCTTCAGAAAGAGCAATGGTATTTATCGGAAACGCTCCACGTAAGTCAGGTAAGAAGAGAGAACGTGTATATCACGCACGTCGTGTTATTAACGTAGAAGCAGTATCTCACTCATACCGTCGTAACGAAGCTACAATGTTCCCAGTCGCATTCCGACTACTTCCAGATCCTGCATATTCAGGAGCTGAATACGGAATTATTGTCGACAGACAAATTGAAGCATAATTAAGAGTTTTTCTTAATCTCACAACAACGGTCCCCGCAAGGGGGCCGTTTGTTGCCTTTATATCGCTTTTTTAGTATAATTATGAATGAGATTAAGGAGGCCATATTTTGGCAACTAAAGTATACGAAGTATCAGAAATCGAATTACAAGACGGAACAAAAATAACACTAAGACCATTACCAATAAATAAGTTAAGAAAATTTATGGATGTAATGTTGAAGATGGACGGCTCACAGTCAGAAGAACAAGTCGTTGAGACATTAATCGAAGCCGCATCATTTGGAATATCACAGTCAGCACCAGAATTGGCCAATGACAGAGAAAAATTAGGCGATGTGTTAGACATGCCAACTATTAAGCATATCATTAAGATCTGCGGTGGAGTTGACCTAGACGACCCAAACCTGATAGCGGCGGCTCTAGCAACTGGTCAGAGTTCGATCTAGCCGCCATCGAATCAGAGGTATTTTCTTTAGGTATCTGGAAAAATTTTCAAGAACTTGAAGAAACAATCTCTATGCCAGAGCTTTTGTCTATTCTAGATGCTTCTAGGAAAGACAAACAAAAAGACAGAGAGTTCTTTGCAGCACTTCAAGGCATTCGTCTTGATGAAGAAAACAAAGACACTCCTTCTTTTGAAGATGTTAAAAGGAGAGCACTTGGTTTGGACGGCGACGTTACAAAAATCCAAGGGCAAGCTGCAGAGAACAACGGCTTTGGTATTGGACAAGGTCTAGGTTATAGGGAAGAATAATTGGCTGACATAGTTAACCTAAACTTTAGAGCAGATGGAGATTTTGGTCCATTTATTGCTCAGGTTAATCGTGCAATGGCTGTTCTTTCTAAGTTTAGAAATGAAAAGCTACTAGATCCAAATTTAGGATTAGACAAAGCAAAGTTTGATGCTGCTCTATATTCATTTAGAGATTTAATTGCACAAAGCGGATTATACAATTCTCAAGTAGTAAATGTAACTTCTTCTACTGAAAAATTTGGAAAAGCTCTTGCTGGGCAAAACCTAAAACTAAAAGAATACTATAAGGCCTATGTAGATTTTAGAAGATCTACTACGGGCCAAATTCGCATGCTTGCTCAAGAGCAAGTTAGAATACAGAATTCTGTAGTTAAATCTCTTGGACGTGATATTCAAGGCGCATCCAAGGCGATGGTTATTACGCCAACAGGTATAGACGCACTTGCTAATGCCACTGCAATTGGCAGACAAGAAGTTATGATATTTAACAAGGTGTTGAGAGATGGCGCAACATCTTTAATTAACTGGGGTAAAAATACTCAGTGGGCAGGTAGACAGTTAACCGTAGGTCTTACACTTCCAATCATGCTATTTGGAAAGTCAGCAGCAGAAGCTTTTAGAAAAGCAGATCAAGAATTAACAAGATTAGCAAAGGTTTATGGCGGAATAGGTGAGACATCTTCAGCAGAGTTGGCTCAAGTTAGAGAAGATGTTACAGAGCTATCAAAAACTTTAGCACAAACATATGGAGCATCTTTTGAAGAGACCCTTGCTTTAGCAGCAGATATTGCTGCAACTGGAGCTGAAGGTGCAGATCTTTTAGGTGCTACAGCAGAAACAACAAGACTTGCAACACTTGGTGAAGTTGATCGTCAAGAAGCTATGAAGGCAACCCTAGCACTTCAATCAGCATTTAAATTAAATACTCAAGAGCTAGCAGAGTCCATTAACTTGCTTAACGCAGTTGAAAACCAAACATCAACAACACTACAAGATTTAGTTGAAGCAATTCCAAAAGCTGGTCCAGTTATTAAAGGTTTGGGTGGAGATGTTGGAACGCTAGCGTTATTTTTAACTGCTATGCGTGAAGGTGGTATTAATGCGGCAGAAGGTGCAAACGCACTTAAGTCAGGTCTTGCATCTTTGATTAACCCAACAAAGCAGGCTGTAGAAAAAATGCAGAGCTTTGGAATTAATATTAATGAAATAGTAAATTCAAATGCTGGAGATCTTGTTGGCTTAATATTTGATTTGCAGGCAGCTTTAGATAAACTTGATCCACTGCAAAAACAACAGGCAATCGAACAGCTATTTGGAAAGTACCAGTTTGCTCGTCTTGGAGCTTTGCTAAACAACATAGGTAGAGAAGGTTCTCAGTCTTTACAGGTTTTAGATATAGTAAAAGCTTCTACAGAAGATTTAGCTGCTACTGCTGATCGAGAATTAACAGCCCTTACAGAATCTGCTTCTGGTAGATATAAGAGAGCTTTAGAAACATTTAAGGCTTCACTGGCAGAATTTGGTGAACCTTTCTTAGATGTATTTGCAAACATATTTAAAGTTGGAAGCAAGCTATTAAATATATTTGAGGGAATGCCAAAGCCAATTAAAATGTTCCTTGCTGGACTAGGAGGACTTACTGCATTAGCTGGCCCTCTAATTATGCTTACAGGTTTATTTGGAAACTTCCTTGGATATATTATCAAGGGAGTAGCTGGTTTTAGACAGCTTCGTTCTGGAGCTGGGGCATTTGAATTAATTACAACCGCCACTGTTGCTGCAGATCAAGTTGCTGATGCATATACTAGAAGCCAGTATGACCAAATTACTGCAACCAAATTATTGCGTGTAGAATTAGAAAAATTAGAAATGGCTTACTATGATATTGCTCGTGCAGGTATGGGCGGAGCGCCTGGTCCACGTCCACCTGGAACTGGTGGCGGTGGTGGCGGTGGAGGAATTCCACCAATAGTTCCAGTACCAACTGGAGGACCAATGATTGCTCCAGGAGCACCTGGAGTTTCTGGTTCAGCTAGAGGCGCAGCAACTGCAATGACTGGATTTAGAGAAAATGTTTCAGGGCTAGATGATACTGCACAAAGAGCTGTTCAAAGGGTAAGAGAAACAGCTGCTTCAATGAGTCCAGCAGAAAAAAGAGCTTATCTTGAAAGAGTAGCCTTAGAACAACAGCAGTTCTTGCAAGAAAAAGGAATTGGAAAGAACAGAGCATCTTCAGTAATAATGGGACCTGCTGCAGCGGCGGCTGGGGCACTAGGAATGATGGATCCAGAAGGAAATATCTCTGGAATGTACAGACCAGGAACTGGTGCTGAAAGATTTAATATATTCACATCACAGAGCGGACACTTGTTCCCAGGAGAAAAGAAAACTGCTGGTAAAAATCCAGCAACTGGCGGAGTCCTAATGCCATCTTGGCTAAATCAAAAGCTTGGAGATGCAGAAAACCAAATAAATTTATTGACTGATGAAGGTCTAGAGCAAATAGCAGTTCAAACAGAAATTATTAAAGAACAGGTTGCTTCTGGAATGACATCAAGTCAAATGGAAGCCGCTAATGCTCCATTTAGAGAAGCAAAGAAAGAGTACCTTGGAACAGAAGGAAGACCAACAGATCCAGCAGCATTAGAAAGAATGTTGGGTGGAGAAGAAGTTGTTTCAGCTAAACCAACAACCACTGGAAAGCCAGGAGATTTAAAGGTAACAAAAACAAAGACTGGACAGCTTCAGGTACGTGGAGCTAATGGAAAATTAGTTAGTCAGTCTAGTGCAGAGGCAAAGGCTGCAATAGAAGCATTTAGAGCTGGCGAAGCGGGGCCAAAGGCAGCTACAAAAACTCCTACAGTTGCTCCTATTCCAACAGGCCAATCAATGTTGGATCTAGATACCTTAGATGAACAAAATAAAAAACTTGATACTACAGAAAAGTCTACACGCAAAACTGCTAAAAATATAAGACAATCTGCTGCACATGCAGCAAGATTCTCTGGTGTAGTAGCTGGATCAGTAGGAACCTTGGGAATGGTTTCCTCAATGGTTCTTGGAATGAACGGCTCAACAAATCAGTTAGCAATAAATATGTCTAACTTCTTGATGTATGCTGGATTTGCAGTTCCTGCAATTCAAGGACTTGGTTCTGGATTTAGAGCGGTTGGAAAAACTTTAGGTAAAAATGTTGGTATAGTTGGAATGCTTGGAAGAGCACTAGCATTTTTAGGAACAGGACCAGGAGCTATTGCAATAGCTGCAATAGCTGCCGTAGGATTTGGAATAAAGAAGTTAATTGACATACATAGAGAAACTCTTGCAAAAGCTAGGGCAGACATATCTGTTACAGACGAAGCCCTTGCAGCATTTGGCGGATCAGCTCTTACAGCAAAAGATAAGTTTGCAAATTATGTAAAAACAGTAGAAGCTTTAAGACAAAAATTAATTGATTCTCAACAAAGTCAAGGAATACCAGGACTACCTTCTCCAGAAGAAATAGATAAAGTAGAAGAGCAGGTCAAAGATCTATACAAGAATCAAATAAATAGATTAAAGGATATTTCAACCAAAAAAGAGGCGATGGATTTTGCAAGAAATCTAAAATCTACTTTGGTTATACAGGGAGTAAATGAGAAGACAGCATCTGCTGTTATTGCTTCTATATTTGAGCAAGCTGGTAAAAGCACCATGTCAATACCAGTATTATTGGATATTGCAGGAATAACAAATGCAGAACAATCTAGAGAACAATTAGTTAAGGCTGCACAAAAAACATTTAACGAAATATCTAAAGGTCTTGAAGGTGGAACAATCAAGCAAAAGGTTGCAGAAAGGTTTGCTGAACAATTAGATTTACTATCAGCATCCGCACTAAGTCAAGTTAAACAGTTTGATGATCTTAAAGATATTGTTAATTTCCTTCCAGAGGGAATGAGAAATCTAACATTTGAACAGATGAATGCAACTATGGCTGGACAGCAGTTGTTGCAAGGAATAAAGGATACAAATCCAGAACTATACGAAGCATTAAAGAATGCAGAATCTCTTGGAGCGGCACTACAACTTACTGCTGCTCAATCCTTGGGGCTAAGCACAACACTTGGTGGTGTAGCTGGTCAGATATCTTTAGCTGCTCAAAACGCTATGCAGTTAGTTGCTGCAACTGCTTATAATCAAAGTGGCATACAGGAATATTATAATAGATTAATTACTGGTGAACAAAACGCAATATCAAAGCTAAGGCAGAGAATGAAGAATGAACTCACTGCTGCTGAAAGAAGAAAAGAGGCTATTGATGATGCAATTGAGGCTGAAAGAGAAAAGATAGATCTTGTAAAAGAAGAAGCGGATGCAAGAAGAGATGCCTTAAAAGAACAGCAGAAGTCTAAAGATTTTGAATTAGAAATAGCACAACTTAGACTAAAGCAAGATGTTGCTGGACGTGTAGGTAATTTTGCCGAAGCAGCAATGCTAGGTCTAGACATTGAAAAGAGAATGCAGGATAGGTCAGTCGATCTTGCAGAAAAAGCTATTGATGATAAAGAAAAACGTGAAATAGATCTTCATGAAAGAAAGATAAAGCTTTTAGAAGAAGAAAAAGATAAGATTAAAGAACTTACTGATGAGCAAAAAGCTGCTATTGAAACAAGATATAATAAGCTTATTGAAAAGCATAACAAGGCTATTCAAACATACAGAGATGATGCAGCCAAGTCGGCTAAAACATTTACAGATTTGTTTAATAAAGCTGCTTCTGGAAATGTTCAAGCATACAAGGATCTTCAAAAGTTACTTAAAGATACTGGCGGAGAGCTAGGACTACTTGGTAACACCTTTAACGAGTTCTTAAAGAAAACTGTTTCTGAATTTTCAAAAACTTTTGGAGATAGCTTAGCAGCCCTACTTGGACCAGACTATAGGGTTATAGATGGAAAGATTCAAAAGAAAACTGGAACTAGACCAGGAACTAAGGGTAGAGGAACCAGAACAGTATGGTCTGATGTTGGAACCACCGCAGGATTATTTGGAATTAAGACTGGACCTCAAGGTATGGGTCCTCAAGGCATAGTTGTAGATGATGAAAAAATTGGCGCTGCAATAAACAGTATATCTACTAAATATGGAACATTTACTGTTAAAAAATATCCAAACGGTCAATCATACATACAGTTTGCTTTAGCAAAAGAGCCTACAAAGACACACGACCTATACGACCTTGGTGGAGCAGCAGTAGATAAGTCTTTGATAGAAAGTCAATTTGCAAATTGGGGATATAAGGTTGGAGATGTAGTTCCAAGATACATGGGCGGAAAGGTTCAAAAGAACTACCAGATAAAGGCACAGGCGTATAATGGTGTTAACACAACAAGATCTGCTTTCCCTTACCTTGTTGGAGAAAAGGGTCCAGAGCTATTTATTCCTAATATGAGCGGAAATGTTGTTCCAGCAGATAGACTTATGAGTGCGGTAAGACAGCTAAATAATAATGGCGGTGCTGGCGCAGACTGCAATTATTATATTAATGTTAGTGTAAATAATCCAGGAGCCAGCGCAGATCAAATAGCAAATGTAATAGAGGCTAAGATGAGATTAATGAATCAAAGAGTTGGATATGATAGGTTGGTACAAGCATAATGCCATATAAGATTACATTGCCTAAAGGCTCTATCTTAGAGATAGAGTCCCCAGTAGGCACTTGGAATAAAGTAACAGAGCATAATAGAAATGCCCTTGAAATTTCTACAGAAAGAATAGAAGACGTAAGAAGAATGGCAAATGGAACATTAAGAAAGTTCTATGTTGCAGATAAAAAAACTTTTTCCGTATCTTGGGATTTTGTTCCTGGAACTACAACTCATATTGTTGATAAAGATGCTACATGGTCAGTGGACTCTTTAAGAACATTTTATGATTCAGCTCTCGGCAGAGCATCATTTAATATTAGAATAAGAAAAGCCGATAATACATATGAAGGCCCATATACAGTAATATTTACTGGCTTTCAACCATCAATAATAAAGCGTGGAATAGATACTTTTTATAATTTATCAATAGAAATGCAAGAGGTATAATGCTTAGTACAGACTCAGCGCTAATAACAGCCTTAAGCGATAGCACGTCTATCAAGGCTGTTCCTAAGCTTGTACTCGAATATAACATGAACGAGATGGCGGGCAAAGTTCAGGTTACTACATCATCAACTCAACCACCCATGTTTGCGGAACTTTTTCCAAAAGAGTCTATAGTTGAAAGCTTTAGACCATCAAAGGCTGGAGTTAAATATGCTATATTAGGCCAGTCAAATACAATGCCAACATATAAAACAAAAACTATACCACCTACTAGAGTTTATATGCCAGACAAAAAGAACCCATATACTCTTTTTGTTACTCAGGGAAATGCTTCAGTAACTATAAATTATCAAAACTCTGCAGGGTCTGCACCACAAAATATTCTAACCAACAAGATTTCTGTAAGAGTAGAGACGTCATATTCTTCTGGCACCATAACTATTGGTTCTTATTACACTGGATCTGTTCCAACAAATGGGGTTGTAGATATTTGGCTACAGTCTAACGGTACATGGTCAACTACACAGCCAACAACGTTTCCTACTCCAATATCTATATCATCACTCACCGTATCGGTTTCTGGATCTCCTTACGTAGGAATTATAGAGGTTTCTCCTAAATATGTTTTAGATATTTCTAATAGAGTTATAAGGGCTGGAGTTACAAAAGATGACTCTATGAATGATAATCAATTACCAATAGGAATGATTACTGCTAATTCTGCAGCTTTTGATTTATCTACTATAGCTGAATTTGACATAATTCAATTTGTTCGTGGAGATTTGATTGTAAATAACAAAGTAATGATTCTTCCAAATGTAAAGTCCACACTGTCATTTGTAATTAATGATACTTATACTGTTCAACAAGGAATTTTTTATATTAATGAATATACATCTGATGATTATGGAAACTATAGTATTACCGCTTTAGATGCTGCAAAGTTTTTACAAGAATCTAGATCTCCAGAACTTCTTATCAAGGACTCATCATTTCAGTCCATATTGTGGAGACTTCTTGATGCTATAGGATTTGTTGATTATGATTTTAGTAAGTGCGATGCGGATGTGCTTACTTGTAGATACTGGTGGTCAAATAGAAATAAAACTGTATGGCAAGCAATACAAGAATTATGTAGAGAAAGCCAAACTGTAGCATTTATAGATGAATATGGAAAATTAGTATTTATTAGTAGAGATAAATTTTATGATAAAAATGCTACCACATCTTGGACATTTAGAAGTACTGCAGGAACTGGAAATAGAAAACCAGACATTATATCTTTAAATAGTAAGGTTACTCCTACAACAAGTGTTGCTAAGGTTACATATAATATACCAATGACTAGTAATCTACAGGACAGCTCGCAGCCAGTTTGGACAGAGCAGGCCCCATCTACTTTGTTTGCCTCACCATACAAAGGTATTTCTGGTAACTATATATTGTATCCAAACCGTGGAGTATTTTCAGATGTAATCCCAACAAGATTTAATTCTTATGTTTTAATTGGAAATGAAATTATAGAATATGACGCTATACAATTTTCTTCACCAGATGGAATTTCTGATGTTTCAGATTCTGGGCAATATTTAGAGCTAAGAGCTAAGCATGACAATAGACTCACTCCAACTGGTAAGTTAAGAATAAAAACTAGAAATGCGTTTAATACTCCTACTACATCATCTTCACCCGTACAAAATAGAGATCTTTCTTCAAAGGGGTATACTGCAAGTAAATTTAAAATGGTTGCTCCATTTTCTAAAGAAAGCGTTCCAGTATCAACAGTATGTGCACTAAATCAGTCATCTGACAATATTTCTGCATTAGCTATAAGTGCTTCTGGAAATAAAAACGATGTGTATGTTGTGGGCAAAAATATTCAACTCCCATTGTCTTCTGGATCAGTAAATCTATCAAGCGTTCCAATATTTCAAATAGGAACATCTATAGGTTTTGAGTTGGCAAATAGCTCTAATGTTGGGATTCAGCAGTCATCTGGAATGACATTTTTCTGGAATCAAGCAACGGCAACTGGATATATGCTATTGCTTTACACAGTAAGGTCTGCTGCAAATACTGATCAAAAAGCTGAGGCTACTTTATATAAGGTTGTAAACGGATTACCATCCGTACTTGCCCAGGTATCATCTAATATATTTGAGCAATCATTTTACGCAATAGATATATTGGTACAAAGAGACGGAACTTCAAATAATATATTCTTAAACGTAAATGGAGAAACAATTAAAGAAGAAAAAATTGTTGACTCTATAAATTCAATAACACCAACATCATTTGTTGGGCTTGTAGCTGGCGGACAGTCAACAGCTTACTTTGACTATTTATATGCAGTACCAAGAAGCACCTTCTCTATGGATGTGACCATGTCAAGAAGTAGTGGAAGGGTTATAGCAAATTCATTTTTTAAAGATTTTAAATTTGAGGAAACAGTTCGTAATGGACAATTCTTGGATGAATTCGGAGATGTTGTTAGAGAGATATACAAGGGAGAAGCCCAGTACGAGCAAACATACCCTGTTGAAGTAACTGCTACAGATCCGTTTGCACAAGTTGTTGGTCAAAGACTGGGCCACTTTAGTGGAGAATTTTATGTATTTAATACCTCTTCTTCTACGATAGCCCTTTCAGACGGCGGTAAAAGAGATTTATTTATATATGGAAAAGCTGTAGCAAATACTGGTCAAAATAATTTTAGCACTGATGACAAAATAACAGATACCAAACAGGTGACTATGTTTGACACTCAGTGGATACAAACAAAAGAGGCCGCTAAGGGTCTAGCAGACTTTGTTGTAAGCCAATGGTCAAAATCCACAATAGACTTGGAGATGCAGGTTTTTGGAAATCCAATTCTTCAGGTAGGAGATATAGTCTCAGTAGATTATCCATCTAGAGGATTTAATAATACTACTAAATTTGCAGTCAGATCTATAGATCACGATATATCTACTGGAATAACTACAAGAATTGGACTACGTTCGATTTATTCGACCTAAATTGGTATAATGGAGTGATATGGCTACTAAAGATAATCTAACAATTCATGAGGTTAAAGACAAACCTAGAATCCTCGTGGATAAAGATAGTAATGCCGCAAAACTGGTCAGCGACAAGTTTGTTGA